AAGCAAACAGTGTTAAGGTTACGACGCACATACATATCAACCTACACCGCATTAAAAATGTTTTGAAATTTTACATATTTCTTACCAAGTGATAATTGAACCATTTGACTAATGTCAGTGTGGAACGATCCCTGTTACTCTATTGAAGCGTTACGTAACACTGTTAATAACTTACCAATTGCCATAAACGGTGAATTCCCTAGTTACCTAAGAGATATAGCATCTTTCAAATTTGGTGATTGTTCTACGAGACACGAATCTAGGGCAAACAAACTTGCAGCTGACTTTTATAGTGACAATAAAGATGGGTGGTACGAGTTCTGTAATGCAGGTGTTAAGCGCGGCAGTCACCTCGATAGACTCATGTTTCAAAACACTATCAAGCAAGCGAGAGTCAGATATGCAGGCATCAGGGCTGTATACTGGGCATTCGACAAATGCTTTCGAAACAATTGGAGATTCAAGCCAACTTTCGAGACAGCGTTTGCTAGAGAGTATGTATGGAAGACCTGCAGACTACAATCATCTACTTCCAGAACAAAACAATCGTGTTGGGAGGATGCTATCTCGTGGTTCCAAGAGGGTTGTGAAGAAGAGGGTGCCTGGCTTTACGAAGACTCGAAAGCAGATGCATTCAGGTTCCTCTGGACAGCAAAAAGATCGGCCAAAACTCGCAAGCTCGCTAAAAGACGCCAGGTTATCATTGAAAAAGCAACGGGAGGAAGGGCAGTCGAGATTAAGCAAAAGGCTATCAAACAAACCAAAGCAGCGGCTGTCAATGCGAGAAAAGCTGAGACAAGAGGCTTCGACAGCAAAATAGCTGTTGATGCTATGAAATCGATTAAGGAAGCCCTCGCCAATAAAGAGGATATCGAACAGTGTGACCTTGACATTGCGAGTACTTTACCATTTCTTGAATATCCATTTAAGAAGAGTAGACTCATAGTGTTTCCATTCACTGGTGGACTCATAATGTATGATAAGGTGTTAAAAGAAGGTTGTGTAATGTATAAGAAGGATTACGACCGTTTTGTCCAAATGCTTCAGGCACATGCTCAATTGGTCCTATACTACAGCAAGTACTCTTTCGAAAATAAGCTATTGTCTAAGGTCATGCATGATAAGTATCTTGGTGTTATGGGTACTTTTCTCGACAACTTCGACTTTCGTGATGAGGGTAGGTGCAACCGTGTCTGTCGAGCATATGATGTTGCTCAGTTTGTAATATTAGCAACTATGGCAAATGACATAAACAATGTTGCTTTTGATGCCCAAATTGCGAAACTTGAAGATGAAGAATTAACTGATGTTGTTGATGTGTTTAGGGCCATAGGTATAATGGACGATCCAGATTTGGGTGTCAAGGAAGTTTTAGAACTAGCAAAGTTCAACAAGATATTCCCATGCCCAGATTTTTGCATATATAGTGTTGTTGATGGTTTGGAAACTAAACGTGATAACCCACATCCGAGTAGTAGCTCAATCAAACTTGAAGCATCCACTGGCAATGAATACACTGCATCACGTGTTGAATGGAGGACATATATGCTTAGGAATAGAGTTATGACGTATCACAATATTAATCAAGTGTTCCCTGGTAGGCTTAAAACGTATGACGAGCTATCTATCGAGATGGGTTGTAGTATTGCCGACGTACCTGCGATCCCAGCAAGGCTTTTGAATTATCCGAGCTTACAAAGTAGCGCACTTTCGCTTGATGACATGATGTATATTGATGTGAAAGGTTCTTTCAACTATCGTAGATATCATAATTGCGAAGACGAGCTTGTGAAGGACAAGACGATTGCTCCAACAACATATCCTGGGGACACTCGTGAACCATCATCTTTCAAGATGTGTGAAAGAAATCAAGTCCTAAAATATTTATTTTCGAGCAGTTTCAAAAGTCAGTCAGAGATCAATGATATGTACCGTGATGGTTCTATTAGGAGGTCACAAAAGAATTGGATACTGCTTGCGCTCAAGCCTGAAGCAAAGAAACCTAATTCGAGGGCATACTCAATGGCAACAGATGAGGATAGGAGGCAACTCTCTGAGTTTGAAGCAAATGTCGCATTATGGGTTGCTCACCAGCGTGGTTCCAGCCAAGCAAAGTCAGACAAAGACCTTTCTGAGCGTCTAGCAGAGCTTGCGGATGTTGGTCTAGAGCCACCTGGTTATGAACAGTTCATGATGTCATTTGACATTGCTTCATTCTCTCCTCAGCAGTCTAGAAGCTTCAAAGATGATGGTTTCTCTAGCTGGGAGCATGTGTTTGATCTGGAGGATGTGTCAAATGTCAAATCAGTATTTTATGATACTCAGCTTAATTTCTGCAAGTTTGGGGTCAATGACAAAATGGACATGAATGGTAATGACCTTGAGGGATTTGTTGGTCGAATGAACACTGCAACTCACATTGACCTAATGGGCTATGCTGTGTATGTTCTAAGACGTTTGAAACTAGTTAATGATCCTCCAGCGCTCGAGGTACTTATTGACGATGGTCTTCTGAAAATGAATGTTGTACGCGGTAAGGTCAATGAGGCTATAAAGGTGATCGAAGCTGTGTACGAGATGGCTGGACTAAAAATCAGCTGGGACAAAACATTCTGCAGCAAGGTGCTATGTCAG